CCTAATATTTCGTTCACAGTATTTTTTACTGATCCTCTATATTCAATTATTATTTCTCTACCCTCTGATGCTCTATATTCTTTCAATCCACCAAAATGTTTTTCATTGGCTTTTTTTGAACTCATGCCATAAAATTCAACAAACTTCTTCGTCTCACGAATCAGTTCATATGATTGAGGATAATCTTCAGATGTATATTCAATTTGATTTGTGACATAATGTTTTTCAATAATCTCTCCACCACCTTCATCATGACCAGCAAGCATTCCGCCTAACATAACAAAATCAGCACCACCAGCAAATGCTTTTACAACATCTCCTGGACAAGTGCATCCACCATCAGCAATTACTAATCCACCCAATCCATGTGCAGCATCAGCACATTCTATCACGGCTGATAATTGTGGATAACCTACACCTGTTTGAATTCTTGTGGTGCAAACTGCGCCTGGACCAATTCCAACTTTAACAACATCAACACCACTTAAAATCAGTTGTTCTGTCATCTCACCAGTAACAACATTACCAGCAATTATTTTTCCTTTTTTAAAAATTTCCTTTATTTTAATAACAAATTCTACAAACCTTTCACTATAACCATTAGCAACATCAATACAAACATATTGTAGATATTTGCACATAGAATATACATCCAAGAATTTACGGTAATCATAATCAGTAATGCCAATACTCATTGCAGTATGTTGACAATTATCTTTGTTTGAAAAGAATTCAATTAACTGAGAAGTGTCATATGTTTTTCTCAATGTAGTAAACATTTTAAATTCTGATAATGTTTTTGCCATTTCAAATGTCCCTACACCATCCATATTTGATGCCATGATAGGAATACCGTTCCAATCAAAATTTGCAAAGACTCTATTTAGATTTACATCTTTTCTTGATCCTAATGTTGACCTTTTGGGTTTCAGCAAAACATCACTATAATCAAGTTTTAGTTCATTCTCAATTCTCATATTCTTCTTAGTAACTTTGATTTAAACGCCAAACCAAATAATCTTTGGCTCCAATTTCATCATACTTCTGTTCACCAACTAAACTACCAACAATTACATCATCTCTCGGATGAACAAAATGAGGAAAACTGTAACGACTTTTATTCAGTTGTTCATTCACAACACGATGAGGTGTGGAAACATAAATGTCATTTGTCCATCGTTGAAGCAAATCACCCACATTAATAATGCAAGTATTAGGTATGTATGGCGCATCTATCCATTCTTCTTTTCCTCTTGGTTTGATTTGCAATCCAGGATTCTTGTCTGTAAATAATATTGTAATTGTTCCATAATCAGTGTGTTCTCCACCACGCATTTGATTTTCTTGTATTTCGCCATTCCAAGGTGGATAATGAAGCATTCTGGTTGTTGTTGATTTTGAATACATATGTTTGTCAATTAAATACATTGGTCTTAAATCTAGTATAATTTCTATCATTGACAAAATACAATTCGTAATCAAATATAATTCATCATTCCAATTTTTACATATTGTTTTCTGTTCTTCATTGTACCATTGATTATCTTCTCTATGTTCACACCAATTAAATGCTTCTTTCAAATCAACAGGTGTTCCAGGTGTCAAACTTTCTATCATTCCTTGATAACCTGAATTTGATTCAGTAGACTTGTATGCTAGTTTATTTTTTTCTTCAAGAGGTAATGCAAAAAAATCTTTTGCATGATTCATAATGTCAAATATTTCAATATCTGTTTTAAAATATGCGAACCCTATTGTCTTAAATGCATCATCAAGTTTCTCATGTGCATTTATATCTTTTAAATCTATTACTGGTATTTTCATGATTGACTTAAAAAAAGGGGAAAGTGAATTCCCCCTGAAAAGTTTTTATGGCATTGGTGAGATTACACCATCAACAAAGAAATCCATAGATTCAATTCCTGATCTTCCCATACCTGCTGGCACTACTGTTCCATCTTGTTTAGTGAAACCTGCGGAAAATGGAAAAGAAGCATCATATTTTTCTAATACAAACTTTTTCTTTTCTGATTCAACAATATTCACAACTTCAGTAGGAACATTCGGACCCCAAGGACTTAGATCAACACAACCTTTTTCCATGCCCCAGAATGGTGTGTCTACTTCCCAAGTTCCATCTTCAACAGATTTCATTACATGACTGTAGTAAACATCCCAATTGAACATCGGACCAGTTGCATATCGGTCAGGACCAAAAGAATTCATTGGTGCATCATTGCCCATACCCCAAAGTGGATTTTCTGGTGTTGATTTCTTTTGTGCAAGCATCACCACAGATGGTGAATCCGTAGTTGTAAAGAACACATCTACACCATCGCTGTGTAAAGCATCAGCAGCTGCAGCATCTTTGCTTGGGTCAAACCATGAATTAATCCAAACAATCTGAACTGTAATATCCGGATTTACTGATTTAGCACCAAGAGTTGCAGCATTAATATTTGAAATGATTTCTGGAATTGGATGAGAACCTACAAATCCAATCTTGTTTGTTTTGGTAAGCAATCCTGCAGTAATACCTGCCAAATATCTTGCTTGAAACAATCTACAATTGTAGTTATTCATGTTCTCAGCAGTTTTAAATCCTGTGGCATGCATGAATTTTACATTCGGATATTTCTTTGCCGTACTTACCATCGGTTCCATATAACCAAATGATGTACCAAATACCACATCATGTTTTCTTGCTAATCTACTGAACACTCTTTCCGAATCTGCTTCTGCTACAGATTCTACATAATCAAATTCATATCCAGATTCAACCATACCTTGATAATGCCGCATACTCCATCCACCATCACTTTTTGGACCAACAAGAACTAATCCTGCAGTTGGTTTTTCTGCTGCAATTACAGCAATTGAAAATGTAATTAATATAACAAACATTATTGCACTAACAATTTTTTTCATTCGTTCTCCTCTTTTGAGATAAGTTAAACATACAAAATTGATGCATCATGCATCAGCATAATGTGGAACACCCACATTAATTCTTTTCATAACTCTAATTCGCTTGCTTCAAGATACAAAGATTTCATCATTCCAGATAATCTTGTTTTGTCAAGTGAAATATCCAATTCATTAACATAATTTTCAAGCAATGAAATAGTGTCTTCTGACTTGTCAACAATATCATCTGAAACATTTTCTGCAGTCAAGTCTGAAAAATTCTCAGTAATTTTTACATCATGAGCAGAACTCTTTAACAGTTTATCAATGAACAAATCAAAAGAATACAAATCTGTTTTGTTGACAACAACTACTTTAATGTATTTTTCTACAACAGATTCAAAATCAAATTTTGAATAATCAAAAGTAGTGTCATCATAATATATTTTCATAAAAATATGATGCGGATTTAGTACACGTTCTAGTTCTCTTGTTTCAGTATCAAAAATATGAAATCCTCTTGGACATTCATAATCTGTCCATGTTATTTCATAAGTGTTTCCAAGATAATAAATTTGTCCATCGTCTGATTTCTTGTGAAAATGACCAGAAAATACAATATCAAATTTATTGAAGATATTTTTTTCATATCCTCCTTGAGCAAAATGTCCAGAATGCATTTCAAATCCATTTATTTCAAGATGTCCCATTGCGATTTGTGCTTTGGTTTTTTTGATTGCATTCATGGTTGAGGCATAATTTTCACTATTGATCCAAGGAATCATCATAATAGGTGTATCATCTATTTGAATAGTTTCACACTCTTCGTAAATATGAATATTATCAAATCTTCCATGAATTAATTCACGTAATGAATTTACACGATTTGTGTTTCTATAAAATATGTCATGATTACCAGCAAGCATATGAACAGTAATATTATTGTCTGTGAAAGGTTGTAAAAATCTTTCACGAAAATCCTTGGCAATCTTATAGGAAACAAACTTACGTCTATCCATCACATCACCAAGATGAATCACTGTTTTAATCTCATTCTCTTTCAAATAAGGAAAGAAAGTTTCTTCCCAAAACTTGTAGAAAAACTCATTAAAAACAATACTGTCATTTCTTGCCCCAAAATGTGAATCAGTAATTAATGCTACTTTCATACTTTACAAAACTTTTCCAGACCTTTTGGTTTGTCATTCTTTTTAGTTTTTGTTTTATAAACTTCTTCATCAGGTAAATAATTTTTCTGTAAATAATCCATATAATAATTGTTTAAATCCTCATTATCTTCAATTCCAATAATTGATGGATCAAAATTCATGTTTTCAATAATCTTGTGTTTGATGTGTTGTTGTTTCTTTTCTTTTTGTATTCTTCTTACAAAGGCATAGAAAACAATCTGTGTGAAATAACCAAATGGATTCTTATATTTTTCATAATTAAAATTATGTGCGTACTGAATACAATTTTCAATGCCATCCAATATCATCTCATCTTTATACGTATAATTAATAAAATTTGGACGATAAGAAAGATGTGTTGCTATTTTTAAAAAACATTCACCAAGATACTCAGGTATAGGTGGAGTTTCTTCACCTAAATTTTCAGCTTCATTGTATTCCTCGAGCCATATTTTTATCGCATTATAAAATTCTTCATTATCAATATAATGTCTTTTACTCATACTTCTCCAAATCAAATAAAACCTATTATACCCCAGAAAAAATAAAATGTCAAGGAAAAATATATGAAAAAAAAAACTTGACATTTTATTTTGGGTTTAGTAGAATAGCTTTGTTGGGGGTTGATCAAGAGATCCGGATCTTATGTATCTCATATTCAAAGTGTTCGCTATTATAAATATTGATTCTCTCTAGAAAATGATTCATCGTATAATTATTTTTACTTCTGACTGATAAGTCATCAGCAATATCATAGAGTGTAGCAAATGTTTTTTGTTCGTTCTTTCTTAATACTCTGCCTATTGATTGCAATGTACGAATTCTTGATTTACTAGGACTGGCAAAGATAATGTTATGAAGATTCTTGATATTGATGCCTGTTGAAAAGGTTCCGTATGATGCAACAATAATACAGTTTTCACTTTCTTCCGTCAGTCTTCTTGTTTCCTCCCGTATCTCAGTATCAGTTCCACCATAAATGTAATGAACAGGTCGATCAACTGAATCTTTGATTTGATTGTATAGTTGTTCTCCATGCTTTTCTACAAACTGAAATAAAAGAAGTGTATTGTTTTTAAGTCGAAGTGTAAGATCACAAATAAATTTATTTCTTTTGTTATGTGATGTCAAAAAATCCATCTCTTCATGATATGACATTTTCTTGACAAGTTTTCTTTCTTCATCACTATAAGAAAGAACTAATGCCTGAATGTTTAAATTAGCCAACGTATTGGTTTGCATCAATTCTTTTGTTGATACTACTTTTTTTACAGGTCCAAAAAGACCTTCAAGCACAAGACGATGAGTTTGTGTATCATCAAGTGTTCCTGTTAGTCCAAACCTGTATTTAGTCTGATGAAGTTTATGCATAATTGATGCAAGGGATTTGGCTTTGAATAAATGACATTCATCACCAATTACTGCACCAAATGGATTAAAATAGCTGGTTGGAAATTTATAAACAGATTGCCATGTAGAAATGACAACAGGATGTGTTATGTTACGATCATGACCAGAATAAATTTTTTGAATGTTTGATTCTTGCCAACCATAGTCAACAAAGTCTTTTGCTAATTGTTCAACCAAAGATGTAGTTGGAACAAGAATTAAAATTTTATCTTGACTTGTTTCTTCTAGAATATTTAAATAAAATCTAACTAAGCAGTATATGATAAGTGATTTGCCTGAAGCAGTAGGACTGATAAGTAATGTCCTATTGTTTCTGATTGCGTGTGCCAAGGCATCAATTTGATAGTCACGAGCTTTGACATTCTTTCCGCCAGATTTAAGTTTAAGATATTTTGTGAATGATTCAACATCTTTTGTAGAAATGGAAACTGTATCATTTAATAATTCCTCTGAAAGTGTATATTCTATTTCTTGTTGTTGAAGGTATTCGGTAAGATATGAAAGAAGTCCAACATATAATTCACCTGTCATCACATTAAAAAGTCTTATTTTACCGTCCCATATTTTATTTCTGACAGCAGGCATGAATTTTGCACCTGGAACTTCAAAAGTAAAATATGCAGATATTTGTCTTGCTTCGGATGGTTCGCAATTGACTTTTAAATATACTTCATTCTTTTTTTCAATTTCCATTTTTTTCTGGTAAATAATGTTTCACATTCATTTCATGAAGAACCAACTCTCCTCCCTTAGATTTATTGGTTCCAAGTCCAGCTTTTTCACCTTCATTCTCTTTTTCTGATTCTGAAAACTCGCCTTCTATTTGTTGCCCTTCCATTAGTTTATCAGATACTTTTTCTAGTTCTCTGTGAGTATCAGCATCATATGCTATGAAAATTGCCTTTGGTAAATTTTCATTTTCTTGTTGTATCCAAAAATATATTTTATCATCTTCTTCATTTACCATGAATGAAATTAATCTGAATTTTTTTTCATTTGTTTTGAGAACTGGATATCCAAAAACAGAATCAAAATAAAAATAAGATCCTGCAATAAAAAATAATGTTAATGGAATAATGTATACTAAATGTATACTTGCTCTTAATTCAATTATAAGATAAAGAAAGATGCTAAGTAGCACCAAACTTGAAATGATTAAATAAGTCATGGTCGTGAAAATATTTGTTGTTCGGCACCTGACATGATACCAGTCTTTTTTCTTACAATATCTTTTGGCAGATAATTTAGTTTTAGTATATTACCAACGGAATCAATTGTAAATCTGACAAATGTTTCTTCCTGTGAACGATAGTCAAAAAGTTTTGATCCTTGATAGATTTGAATATAAGGATTTAATTTGATTACTTCTATGCTAACATCAGTTTTAATATCCTCATCTCCGTTTGAATAATAAAATGCGTTGACAACATATTCTCCAGGAACTATTCCACGAATGTTTACAACTTCACGATTTATATGTACAATTTTTCTAACACTATTTTCAAGATATGTGTCATTCCGATGACCAAGATCATCACGATCAAGAAACATGTTTCCTTGTTGTGGAGTAGTAAATCCAACATGTCCTGTTGGGCCATCTATCCATAAATCAATATCTTTGTTGGCTTTAGCATCCCAACTTAGAATAATCATGAATTCTGCTTTTTGTTCAACACCTTCATTCTTTACAGGATCATTGATAAGAATAAAACTGATAATAAAAAGAAAAACAAAGCCAAGAATCAGATTGAACAATAAGTCAATGAATGCAAGATTACTATTGTAGGTTCGTTTCATTTTTTGCAATTATGAGTTGGCACTTGATTAGTACACTGGAAATCAATCCTACAAGTGTAGTTAAAAGTGCGGTTCCCATACCTTTTGCCATTAGCATCATGCTTTGTTGTAGTTTAGCAGGATCATCAACATTCAATTCTGAGAATGCAGCATATAGCATGAAAATGAATCCAACAACAGTTCCAATCATTCCTAGACTAATTACTACTTCTGATGCGAACCATTCTATTTCAAAGTCATGATTATTTTTGTAATATTTGTAACCAATAATGATTGTAGTAAAAAATAGAATGGCAATAATTACAAAACTTAGTTTGGTGAAGTCATTTGCATATAAGAAATTTATAAATGAAAAATACCAAGTCACTGCACCCGACAAAATCATCAGAATGAATATTAACCACCATTTAAGAAACAGATTCATTTTATTCTCCTAATTTAATCCCTCGCAGAATTTCTTCCAATCAATTGCATTTTTGATTTGGAATCCTCTATTATTTAGAGATTTCAAAATGCCTTCTATATATGTTAAAATGTTTTTATAATATTCCATTTTATTTTTTGCTTTACTTAATTCTTCATCTGCATCAAGATATATTGTCATATCTTGTTTTAAAACTTTTGTTAAAAATGGTGTTTCTCCCTTTCCGGAATAATGTTCCCACTTTTTACGATACATTATTTTATATTCCGTTTCAGATTGTTTAACGAGAAGATTGTAATTAGAATACTGCTTGAGGTATTTGTGTTGAAGTTCTGGTATTTTTAAAGATTCTATATCAAGATTATCTTTATCAATTTTCATATCCTTTTCTGCAATTTCTTGCAGCTCATCAAATGTCATAATATTCACTCCTACATAATGTAAAATTATTTATACTACCCTTCTTAATTCAATATCTGTAAATTTAAATGTAGCTGTTGCGGATAATGAAACCACATCAGTTTGTTGTGTATCATATTCTAATCCTGTTAATGTTGTAGGATAAACATTTTTATATAAAATTTGTAGAATAGGATTATTTTTATTTGAAAGAATTGTTAGTGTTGCTTCTGAGAACATTGTTTGAGGTTCTTGTTCACTTTCTGTTATCATGGAAGCAAATTCTCCTCTTGTATCAGGAAATGCTATTCCACGTACCCAATTATAAATTTCTTCCCAATTCTCTAGAGATTCATTTACCATAAATTTTACGATTAAATCATCATAGTCTAGAATATCTGCGCCATTATAAAATGTTTTAAAGGGAGTATTAACTTCAGCTTCACCTGTATGTGAAATTTGAGGAATGTTAGCTGCAACAACAAAATATTCTACATTAGGAAGTCTTGCGATTTGAAAACGAAATTGTGTTGGAGATGCGTAGTCTATGTTGGAAGGAACACGATTAGCAGAAATTACATCAACCATTGAAATATCCTATAAAATAGAGGTATGCTTTTGAACATACCTCTATTTATAAGAATCGTATGATTACATGATGTTGGTTACTTGAACTCTTCTGTAATATACGTTGGCATTAGCAGTCAATGCTCCAGTTCCAGGAGCAGTTGCGCCACCAGCAAAAGGATTAGCAGTCATGCCGTAGCGTGTCTTAAATCCGATTTTTGGTTGGAAGGTATTGCTATCAACTGCACGAACCATTTGCAATGGAACGTATGGGCAATAGAATACGCCAGCATCAGCAAAAGAAGATCCTTTGTAACCAATTACATAGAATTGCTTTGCTGCTTGATTTGCTGCATATGGATCGATGTATACACGATACTTACCGTTCAATACACCAGCAAAGGTGTTTCCGGTATCATCGTCAGCAAGGTTGTTTGCAAGAGCAGGAGTGTAATCCAACTTACCTGCTTGATTCAATGCACTTGCAACATCGGAAGAACAGATAATTACATTACCACGTCCTCTTCTGGTCTTTTGAGCAATAACATTTGCATCACGCTCAATTTGGAACATCAATCCTTTGAACTTCTCAACACTCCATCGTCCGTTTGAATCAACGTCCAAATCAAAGATACCAGGATTGGCTGTATCAGTTTGAGCACCTTTTTCAGCAACAGTGTAAATTGTTCGAACAACTTCACGGTTGATTTCTGTCAAGATTTCTGAAGACAAGATGTTGGCCAATTCGGTCTCAGCATCAAGTCCATGAATTGCTTTCAAGTCTTGAGCCAATTCCATTGAGTATTCTGCTCTCAATGCTCTTGATTTAGCTTCTACACTGAACTTCTCAATTGAGAATGCCATTTCAGCGAAAGCTGTTCCTGCACCCAAATCTTCTGCAGTAGCAGTTGACATAGCACCACCAGTGGTATATGTTCCAGGTGAAGCAGTACCACCACTATTAACATCGTTCAATACTGATGGATTTGTTCCTGCATGAGCGGTACCAGCAGCATCACCAGAAAATTGTGTATTTGCTTCGTCATAGAATGCTTCAGCACCTGCTTGAGAATCATATCTTGAGCGCATGGCAAAGACCAATCCAGTTGGTCCAGTCATAGGTTGTACACCAGCAACGTCATATGCAATCAAGTTAGGCATTGCACGTCGAACCAATGAGATCAAAATCGGATCCCAGTTGCTAACTCCAGCACCAGTTGAGTTGGTAGGTGCAGCTTCTGACAAGAATCGAGTATCTTCGTTCAATGCTCGTTCTTGGTTTTCCAAAATAACAGCAGTAACTGCTTTTCGGTATTTGTCTTGAATAGGTGACAAATCTTGATGATTCAAGACTGGTGACCATTTTTCTTGAAGGTGTTCTGATTTGAACATTTTAAAAACTCCTAAAGGTTAATTAATTAAAATCTATTTTTTGTGGTTGTAATTGCTTGCAAATACTTTGCCATTGAACCACTGACTTCAACATTTTCAATTGAAGTATCCTGTGTGTCTACAGATTCAGAGACAACTTTAGTTCTTGGGAAATAGCTTTCTTTCAATGCACTCAATTTAAACTTGAATGATTCCTCATCAATGTATTCTAGTTCTTCTACCAAAGAACCAAACTTTTCCTTTTCTGTTGCACTCAAATCTTCAGAAACTTCAACAAAAATTGACTCACGGATGTACTGTGACACCTGATTTTTCAATTCTATATTTCGTTGAATTTCTTCATTCAATTTAGTTTCCAAATTCTCTAGTTGCTGTTCTTGTGACTCAAGGATGTCATACTTCTCATTTGGTACATCAATATAATGCTCTTCAAACAATCCTTTCAATCCAGCAATAAAGTCTTCGGCAATTTCACCCTTCAATCCCCGTTCAACTGCTAGTTGATTTTCGGTCATCCATTGTTCTACAACATAATTCAAGTATTTGTCAACTTTTTCAACTAATTCATCTTTATAACCATCTACAAACTCGTTAATCTGCTCTTCTTTTTCTTCTTCCAATCTTTGAATCTCTTCACGCAATTTTGATTTAACTGCTGCTTCAAAGATTACAGAAGCCTTTTCTTTAAATTCTTCAGAAAGATCATGACCTTCAGTCAATGCATTAACATCTTCTGAAACATCAATAGAAGCAAGACGATCTTCAAAAGATTCTTTTTTCATCTTTTTCTTATCGTACATTTCTTCTTGTTCTTCTTCATCATCTTCCATGTCCATGGCTTCTTCCATGTCCTCTTCATCTTCTTCTTCGTCTTCCATCTCTTTCATGGATTTCTTTTCTTCCAACTCTTCTGCGTCTTCCATATCAAATTCTGTTGAAGCAGAAATTGTTTTTGGTTGAGCAGCCTTTTTCATTTTACTGGCTGCAGCTTCAGGCTTTTCACCTAAATCTTCAGTTTCTCCAGAAACGGATTGCATTTTATCTGGACTCTTAGCAGATTTCTTGGGAGCATTTGCATCGTTCATTTCTTCCAAAATTTCTGCTTCAAGTTGTTCAATTGTCTTGTCTAGTTCTGACATTTGGTATACTCCTTGAAAAGTTCTAATATTATATTTATTTATCACATTATTGATTTGAAGAATTTTGCGAATGCAAGTGCTTGATACTTTGTCTGTTTTGCTCTTGCACCTTTTTCAATATCCTCTTTAATCTCATTCACTGCAACTTCTTTCAACAATCCATTGTCCCAGATCCATTCTTTGCCTTCCATAATACCCTCAACAAATGCTTGAGGAGCAGAAGGATCCGCAACAATATCTGCTGCAGTTGCAAGATAAAAATCATCCTTTACATAATTGACACCATTTCTTGACTCTAGAGAACCCATGCCTCTAGAAGAAACTCCCAATTTACCACCATCACTAATAAGTGCCTTCGCAATTTCCCCCATAGGTGTAGAAAGTAATTTTGCTTCACCAATGAAGTTCTTTCCATCTGGTTCTAATCTTGTAATCATGTGTGAAACACGATCAAGATTAACAGTAGGGCCATCTGGATGTCCAAGTTCACCAAATGCTCGCCCTTGCTTTATGAATTCTTCGTTGTATCTTTTGACTTCTTTTTCTAACACATTGAAAGGATAAACACGACCGTTGCGATTCTTTTGCTCAGATTGCATGAATATACCACGAATCTTCATATTTTTAGAACCAGATTTATCCTCAATGATATATTCTACATCTTGAATGTGTTCCGCAATAAGTTTCATGTTAGTTCCTATGCTTCTAGTGTTTCTTTTTCAAAATATTGAACCAATGCTTTTGCTTCAACTTTATGTTTTTTAGCAGTCTTTTCAATAAACTTATCAAATGTTGCCAGAAAGTCAGATGGATTACTTTCTAAAAATTTAAAAACATCATCAACAGCTTTCTTCATTCTTGGAGATAATGTTTTGTATCTATCAGAAAGTTTGTGTTCATTTTTTTCTTGTAACTGCGAAAAAAATATTTCAAATGATTTATGCATAATTAGCTTTTAGGTGGTTTAATGTGTATTTTATACATTTCATTTCCACCAGAGCCAATAGCATTAAAATCCCAAGTATTTCCATCTTTATCTGTATGTTTTATTTTGTCATATGTTTTTCTATTATGTTCCAAACCATCAATCTTATACTTAACAATACCATCTACAAAATTTATAGCTGGAATACCAAATTTAGTGCTAGGTTTAACCTCTAATGTTATTGTGCCATCAGAATTATAAATTGCTAATGTCGAAGATCCACCTTGACCTGCTAAATAATTTTCCATATTTTTTTGCCAATCAGATTCTGGTTTCCCTTTTTTTCTTATCTTTTTTGGCCTATATTTTGCTTCTTGAATAGGGTCAAAAGATTCAAAGTATTTCATGCCGTCATCATCAGAAACTGGATTGACTTTTCTTTTTTTCAATTCTTTTCCTATAAGAACAGTCAATGGATGTAATTTACCACTACCTGATCCTCCATACCCCATATTATGAAAATACAAATACAATAAAAATTGTGTTGGAGTTTTAGAAATATTTGCTTTATCATCTTCTATCTTTTCAGCCCAATCATCTGCTTTTTGATGATCTTTATCAGTAAAAGCCTTTGTGATTTTAAAACCTAAATCGTCTTTAGCTTCTTGTATATCAGAAGAATTAATAAATGATTTTGCAACTTCTATTCTTTTTGTTTGCAAAGCATCACTAATTCTTGTTGACATTTCAGAATCAAAGTTGCTTTGAGCTTTGATATTATTTCCTGCATCAATCGCATCAATAAAATCTCTCAAAAAATTATTATCGCTCATGTTATTTTTCCTTTAAATATTGTGCTTTAACTTCTTCTTGTTCATCCTTTTCAGGTTCATCATCTTTTGGTTCTTCATCAGGTTCTGGAGATGGTGAAGAAAATGATGATGAATCCTCACTGTCATCACCAAAGTCATCATATTCACCATCTTCTTTTTCATCTTCAATCTGATCTTCAATTTCTTCTATTTCTTCATCAGACATTTTAAGAATGTTCTTTTTAATCCATTCTTTTGAGAAGAAACTTCCTACATACGGTTCAACTTGTGAAAGCATGTCTAGTCTTTCACGCATCACTTCTGCATTCTTTAATTCAGTAAAATGACCATCTTGTAGAAAATCGAATTGAATGTGTTCTTTAATGTCATTCCATTCTTCAGCTGCAATCACACCCTTTAAAATGAGTTGCGTTTCTAGAAGATCATGAAAAAGGACAACAAACTTTTTTCTTATTCTTTGTACAAACTTTGTAAACTTTAATTCATCTCTTGTGATGTTATCTGAACGACCAATTGAAAATGTCCCTTCAGATTCAAGTCTTGAAATCGGTACATTCAGAGAGCGATAAAGTTTCTTTTTAAAATATTCTATGTCTTCAATTTCACCAAGATTTGCGCCTCCTGGAAGTGTAGAGATTTCTGTTCCTCTTCCACCTTCTCTTCTTGGCAACCAGAAATCTTCCAACATGGACATATGATTTCTGTCATCACGAATTTCGCCTGTTTTCGCATCATAAACTAATTTGTTTCTATAACGATTCATTACATCTTTGAGGTACTGCTCTGCTTTTGCTTTTGGCAAGTTACCAACATCAATGTAAAAAATTCTTCTTTCTGGTGCACGGGAAATACGATAGATAACCAATGCATCTTCAATCATTCTTAGCTGATTGACAGGTTTGATTGCTTTATGTAAATGTGAAAGAATCAAGCCTTTTTGAGCATCAATCAAACCAGAAGGACAGTATGAAACAGAATCACTGGTAAGTTTCAAACCAGAAGCTGTTCCTGATGCATGCTCAATTCCTTTTTCATTATAGATGTAATATTCATTAATTCCTAAAATTACATCAGCACCATTACTATCTTTGCCTTTTTGAATCTCTCGCATTTTCTTAATCTTGCGAGGATCAATATATCTTAATTCTGTGATTCCATTTTTTGGATTATTGGAATCAATAATCTTGTGATAGTATATTCTTCCATCAACATACCATCTTCTAAAAATATCATGCCCTTTGGCATTAAAATCTAAAAGCGAAAGAATGTTATTAAATTCTTCTCTTATTTTCTTTTTAATTTTGTCAGAATATTCTAATCTATCCAATGAGACGGATACAGATTGATCCCTCTCATCAGATACGATTGCTTCATTTACAATATCTTCAATTGCAGAATCACACTCTGGGTGCATTGCAATATCACGATAACGTCGCAGGAGATCAAGTTCTCCTCTATCTCGACCTTCCATGTCAAGATATTCTGAGAAGAACCCACCTCCAGCAATATCGTATGCACCATCATCAGAAGTAGGAAAAGTCGGTTGATTCTTCTCTACTTCTGATGCTCTGGTGATTTTGAAACCAAATATTTGTGCCATAATTTATTTCATCCTACTAATGTTGTAGAATTATTTATATTAATTGATTTGGAACTCAGTATATCTCCAAGTCACATCAAATGTTTCAACTTCGTTTCGAGTATCCCAACTCAACTCAATCGGTGCAATTACTGTTGGCCAGCAATTTAAAAGAGTATAGGATTTCAATACTTCATCCTCTGCGCCTCTTCCCAGTTGTCTAACAGTCATTTGCCCCATGTAAGAAGTAATATCACCTGCAGCAGCACCACCAACTGATACGTTAGTATTCAAATTATTGATGGTATTTACCCAAGCCTCAAGTTTATTTCTTACAGCAAAATCAGTATCATTAATGACAGTAGTTGTCCATGTATCGAATGTTCTATCACCATCCAAATACAAAATTCTACCACGATAGTTAATGGCAACTTCTTCAATGGTATGTCCAGGAAGAGAAGCTGCTTTAATAAAGAAGCTATCCGAACTTCCTCCTGGAGGAGTGCCGCCTGGAGTTGCAAGAAATACTTCAAATTGATTGGCTCTTGCACCACCTTTACTAAATGCGCTGGTAAATCCGTTTAATGCTAAAGTTGTCATGATTAACCTCCTATCTCGCTAAATGACACACCTGTCCTCACCGCAATGAAGTTGAGTGTGATAAAGTTAATAGAACGAGCAGGTTTGATATAAATGTCTGCAACAAATTCATTTCGATCAATTACCTCGCCTGTATTGTTTGAACTATCACAAACAACACTAAAGTCAGTAATACCTCTTCTTCCTTGAACTTGTCTCAAGAAAGGTTCAACAAGTGCTTTAAACTGCGCTTGTGTAAATGCATCGTTGAACTCAAACAATTGAAACTTAGCTGCTCTTGCGATAGATTTTTCAAGCACCAAGAACAATCTTCGTACATTGATTCTATCAAATGCGCTTGGTTTTGCCAATGCAGTTTTGTCACCAAAGAGTAGTGTTCCTTGTCCAGGGAATGTAACAACTGGGTTAATTCTAGCAGGATAAAGAATGTCTCTTTGTGATTTGGTAGGATTGTATGCAAGTTTTACTGCACCACGAATCTGACCTCTGTTTAGACCTCCTGGAGAGAACCATGGATCTGCAACATTATCAGTATTGGCGCACAAACCAGCAATGTCACCATTCAATGGCACATATCGGTAAACATCATTGTATCGGTCATACATGTACTTGTATCCAGAATCAAATACTGCATATGATGAACTCGCAATTCCGTCAAAGAATTCTTTAACATTCAATGTTTGAGTAATGCCACTGGAAATTCCAACAACATCTTGTCTTCTTGGTGATACGAAAGCAACACAGTCTTTTCTGCCTTCAACCAAGTCAATCATACCTACAATGTGCGTTGTTCCATCAGTGCTGTCTGGTGTCTTTCCACCCATTACCAAGTTAATATCAACGATATCTGGATCAGCAAAATAATCATATGCTAACAATGTTTCACCAGATGTTGGAGAAAAGTCATCAGAAGCTGTAGAAAGTGTATCAACAATTGGTAATGGAACATCTGTAAAGATTTTTACAGAACTTACTGATGTAATATCAGTTCCCCAGTTTGTTCCAGCTGAAGCATGATCCATCCACCAAACATATGCTGAAGTTCTGTTTACAACATCAACATAGTAATTTGTTCCACCTTGAGCAGTTTTTGCCTTTGGGTGTTTGGATAAAAACTCAAATGTTTCAATAACTGCATTGCCTCTGTTTCCAGCTACATCACTATCATATCCTGTAATCTTTCCTTGAGTATCATATACTACAATATGCATTTCATCTGCATTTGTTGTACCCAATCCTAATCCAACAGCCCAATCAGAAGTTCCTGGAGCAGCATCAAACAAATCGTAGTATTTCCATCTTCGTCTAATCTGTGTTCCAGAAGCAATAACAGATTTTAATCCACCACCTTTTGGATCATCAAATCTTCGAATCGTAATATCAGAAACACCGATTGCAGTTACTTCATATTGTTGTCCTGATGTTTCTTGGAAATAAACAACATCACCTACTTGAAACCCAGCAACACTTGTTACAGCAATTACTGTTTCATCTACTGGTTCTTCAGCAGTTGTTGTGGTTACATTAGTTTTCTCATATGCATCAGCTGAACCACAAATTGAAACTCCTAGTGAGTTACCCCAATCTCCTGGATACTTGGATGCCCAATTACCAAAAGAACCTTGTCCATCAGCATAATTATTGTTATAATCATCATCATTGGTAATTTTAGCACCAAGTTTAACACTAATATTTCCAGAACCAGCAGGAGGAGCAGAAGTAAATGAAATAGTTGTTCCATTTACTGTGAATGCTGTTGTAACAACACCTTCAACTGTTACATATAACAAATCTGCGTCAGAAACAGATTGTGCCATTGTAAAATCAGTTGTTGAACCATCTCCATCTGGTGCGCTAGAACCGTCAGAATTAGCATTATTTGTTAACAATTCTACGCCACCACCAGAAATTGCATTTCTTGCACCTGTTTCAATTCTTACTACTCTTAGAGCATTACCGTATTGCAAGAAGTTTGCAGCAGTAAACCAATTTTCAAAGTTTGTATTATTTGGCTTACCAAATACTTGAATCAATTCCCGTTCTGAACCAATTGGAATAACTTCATTCATTGGGCCTTTTTCAAATGCGCCAACTATTGCACCAATGGAAGTAGCAGAAGCAGGAACGACATTTGTCAAGTCAATCTCTTTAACGAGAACACCTGGACTTACTTGAAATGCCATTTTAATTTCTCCTAAAAATGTTGAAAATCATATAATTCGTTTTCAATATTATTATTTATAAAAAAAAGATTTTCACCAATTGGTCTCATAACTTCTTACAACAGGACTCCATTTTGTTCCATATTCATCAACAACATGTTCTTCATTATGATAATCTGTTACACCATCAACAATAAATCCAAATGGTGCCATATCTTGTTCCATTTGATTTTGTTGTTCTAAGAAAAGCCTTGCTCGAATATCATCATTTGTCAATTCTTTAAAATAGGTTTGTTGTACAGCCCATCCAAAAAGAACACAACACATTGCCAAGTCATCCGTATGTCCTTCTTCTGCTTCATAAGAACTTCCTCTAAGAATGAATGTAGACCATTCATTGATTAGATCATAATCCTGAACGATTAATTTGTCTGTTTCAATAATTTGCTTGATATTTGAGCACCCTGTTGCCTTTACTGCCTTTGATGTTTTAACTCCAAGTTGCGCTTTACCTCCAGAGAATCCCCCACCAAGAATTTGTCCTGCTCGACCACGCATTGCTGCCATAATCATATTATCATATTCTAGATCAAACTGTAATGCATTTGCAACCTGATCACCAATATCATTTACTTCTACCAAAACATATGCAGTATTATATCCTTTTGCAACCTCATGGATTACATTTGGAAATAACATTGGTTTGATTTCGTTGTTTCTGTATTTTGCGGCAATCTTGTAAGGAACAGTTGTTACATCAAAAACAATGAATGCAGAATAATCATTTTGTGTTCCTCTTGCCACATCTGCAACCAAAAAATAGGTTCCTTCAGGTTTCGGATTTTCATATACATCCAATCCAGCATTAGATTTAATAGGCAATTTGTAAGCCATCGAACGTATTTTTGTTGGATGTATTAATGTATTGGTTGAACCAACAAATAAACATTCAAATTCTCGAGAAAATTGTTCGACACTTGTGTTTGCAATGGTTTCTGCTTTCCATTTCTCATCTCTTCCTGGAATTTCACTCCAGTGAACTTCTATTGGAACATATGAATTGATTTGATTCTCAGCATCGCTCCAAAGTTTATAAAACAAATTCATTCCATTTGGCGTGGAAATAACTACAACTTTGGTTGATTTACCAGAAGAAATGGTAGGATAAACAGAAGAAAAGAAGTCTTCAGCAATATTATGCGGCACGAAGGCAAATTCATCAAGAAAAATCATATTGTATGAACCACCACGAACTGCTGATGATGAAGTTGCTGATGCAACAATTCTTGAACCATTTTCTAGTTCAAGAGATCCTTTGTTCCAAGAAAGAACACCTTGTTGCAACCATTTGGGAAGATGTTCATATGCAAGTTGAAGTCTAGAAAGAATGTCTCTTGCAGTGGCTGCTTTGTTTGCAAGAATGGCAACATTGATATTGTTATTGAAAAGAACATAATGCAAAATGTATGCAACCAGTGTGGTTGTTTTTCCGCTCTGTCGAGGTAATTTGCATATGGTAAATCTATTGTTGTGAATTGTGCCAACAATATCTTTTTGAAAAGGAAAAAGTTTAAACGGAACAATACCTTCGTCCAAAGAAACAATCTTGATATAGTTTTCCACGAAATACAGTGGATCTTCCATGCATCTCTGATATTCAGAGATTGTTTCTTCAGTCCATTCTACTGCAACATTGGCACGTTTGAGGAGTGGATTACCAAGATATGATTCATTATCATTCATCATTTTTATTTTTTAATAACTTTTGTAAATCAGCAGTACTACCAACATATAATGCATTTGTCACATTTCTTGGTCCAGTATTTTTTTCTGCTTTTACATTTTTCATTTTTTCTTGTAGAGCCATTAATTTATCAGTTACATCAGCCACATTTTTAATTAAATTGCCTGCAACTTCATATGCTCTAGGTTGATCAGATTCTCTTGCAATATTCAATATACCTTCTATAGCATCTTGACCACGTTCAACCAATGTATATAAATTTTCTCTTTGATATTTGTAATCGCCTTCAATGTCTTCCATATTCATTTTAGATACTGGTGTAGCTGAAGGAGTAATTACTGATGTGGCATTTTCCACTACATCAGTAATTCCTAGAACTTCATCAAGAGTATCAATCGACTTGCTCATCTTGTCCTGTTACTGGATTGTATGTTTTTGCATCTTCAAAATATGATGTGGTCTCATTAAATCCGAAATCATCATCAAACGATGCAGTCACTGGATCAGGTGTAGCGGAATATCTTTGTTCTCTTGATACTGCAACATCTGGCGTATTTGTGTATTGATCCACCTGAACTGCTTTGATAACCTTTTGAGAACTTACTGGTCCGTACAAGAAAAACTTGACATTAAAGTTTAATGTGTATATAATTGCTCTTCTAGCAGTAAATTCACCCTCATAATTGTCTTCATAACTAATACTGTTTAATACAATCGGAACATCACGAATAATGTCAAGCTCTGGTCTTTCTCTTAGTGTGACTGTATATTCTGGTTGAAAGAAAGGCAAGATTTGTTCCACAATCTGTAGTGCATCATCAGAATTTTTTGCCATCACATACAATTCAAATGATAAGTTATAAGGAACAGGCATGTATGAAGATGCTACTGATGAATTAGTATCTGCCTTCTTTTTTACCTTAATTGCACGATTTAGTTTTCTTGTAGAATCATATTCCAGTGTTTGAATTTCAAATCCAATTCTAGGAAGTGTAATTGCAACAGCCTTTGTTTGATTGGCATTCTGAGATAAAAGTGTAAGCCATTTTTGTTTTGGTCCATATGCCAATGGAACTTTCATCTTTTGTGTGATTTGACCTGCTGAATTTGTGCGAGTCAAAAATATGTTATTAAAAAGCGAACCAAATGCTACAACAATATCTTTGGTTGTAGCATGATAAAAATGATCTCCAATCATGTTATGTCTCCAAATGGATTACTTTCACTAAAATCTAGAACGGTGTTATTGAATGTTTCAAAAATATCATTCTGCGCTTTAGTATCTTTTATTTCAATAGTAAAATCTTCATTCAACAAATAATTTGTTCCATCATCTTCTTGTAGAATTGAACCTGTGCCATCTTCTAGTGTTAATTGATAACTTAAAACATCAAGTGAATAAGTTGTTTCGATATTGTCAATTTCAACAATTCCAGTATCAATTTGTTCTGAACTATAATCGAATGATCTACACTTCAGTTTATAAACAGGAAGATTTTGTACCTGATAGAATGGATCATCATGATCAACAAATGATATTTCAAAAATATGTTTTGTTCTTGGAAAATAAACTAGATCACCTTCGTTTGGTCTAGTGCTCACAATCAAATTCTGATCAATTGAAATTAATTGTTCCCAACGTCTTCTGGCTACAACAAAAGTTACTTCGTTCTGAATGTCAAGCCCAAACTTGGTCATCAATTCCTTTTCACCATCATATCCTTCTATATTCTCTACATACATTTCAATCAGATATGCATCATTAAATTCGGAAAGAGGATCTTCTCCAAAAATAGTATCTTCATTCACCAGTGTTCTTGGAAGATAAAAAACTTCTTGACCAAATGCTCGAAGCTGCTCAATAATCAGGTCTTCATACAATCTTTGTTCTGGTATTGTTCCTGTGTCAAAATAAACCGAAGTTGGCATTCTTTATCCTATCATGATTTCAGGTGGAAGTTCGTAAGCCAACTGAATCTGTTCTTCTAGTTTTAATAACTCTTCCTGT